CCCCCCTCTCGGGGGGACCTTGGGGCCGACAACGTCGGTGCGGAATGGTATGTCACCACCCGCTCTTCTCTGGAGCTATTATGATCGAACGCGAGAACACTCAGCGTAACATTAATGGTACTCGTTCGACACTTACTAGATTTTTCAATAGTAAGGGTCAATTTTTGAACGAGTTATCATCCTATGAACCACTGGTTGAACTCACCGTTTCGAAACAACGTTCCGGAGAAGATCTTCCAGGCTTCAGTAGCGGTTTTTATCGCTACCGTTTCCGTCCGCCAACTGTTTATCTGTACAACCGCACAAGCCGTCAGGCTTGGACCGGTATTGTACATTTAAAGCAGAAGGGGGACGGAGGGTCGTTCATCCAAGTTGCCGGTGTTTTGACCAGCAGCTCGGGTGTTACCCCGCCTGAACTTTCGGCGCTTAAATCAGCGCTGAATGCGCAAGTAACTATTAAGCTCTTAAATAGTGTGAAGGATCAAAAGATCAATCTCGCGCAGGCTTTTGCCGAGCGAGCTCAAACTATTCAGTTACTTGCATCGACCGCGATAAAACTTGCGAAGAGTTTTTCTGCTCTTCGCAGGGGAAATATCGTTGCGGCCGGTAAGGCATTAGGGATCCGTGTTTCTCGACGAACTCGTCAGAATTATCGGATTATGCGTCAGGAGAAACCTTTTGATGCAGCCTCTAATGCCTGGCTTGAATTGCAGTACGGCTGGAAACCACTTCTTAACGACGTTTATGGTGCAGCTGAGCAAGCTGCTATCCTTAACGGCGAGAAAGTCGTGGGCCGTGCTTCCGTATCGCATCGTCGGAAATACAACGATGTGGTACGCATTCAAATCCCTGGATTACAGGGGGACGCAATGGCCAGCGTCCAGAGACAGGTCGATCTGGAACAAAAGATGACCGTGTATTTCGAGGTAAATAACTCCTCTCTTAAAACCGCGGCTCAAATGGGCCTGACTAACCCTCTTGTGATCGCCTGGGAACTTACGCCCTGGAGTTTTGTTGTAGACTGGTTTATTCCGGTCGGCAACTGGCTTTCTAGCCTCGACGCAACTACTGGTACCGTCTTCAAAAGTGGTACTAGTACTGTTGTCGAAAACCACAGGTACGAAGGGACTTTGACTGGCTTCGCGCCAGATTCTGGCAATTACTGGGCGTCTCGATCGGGAGCTGGTTCATATAGCTTCGAACAGTTTGCACTCAGTCGTACCCTTATGGGTTCGTACCCGAGTTCTAAGCTGCCGGAGTTTAAGAACCCACTCTCGACTGTCCACGCCTTAAACGCAATTGCCCTCCTCCGCGGATTATTCTCTAAGCACGCTCAGCAACGCGAGTCGGAGATCCGCCGTTTGGAGTCGATCCAGCGTAATGCTGGTCGGCAACAACTCGAATCTCGTCGCATTGCTTTGCGTAATCGGGGTATAATCTAACTACCAAAGGTATTTTAAATGACTGCTATTGCAGCTATCACTCTGGCGGATGGTCAAACCACCCCAGTCAACCACACTTTCAACCCAACTCGTATCGACGCTCAAGGCGTAGCGAAATGGGTCGACCGTTCGGGCGGTATCGCCCTCGGTTTCCCCAGCGTCACCTTCTCGATGAAGGAACCCCAAAAGGGCTCCCGCAACTACAAGGTGACCGCTAAGGTGGTTACTCCCGTCCTCGAGGTTACGTCGCCATCGACGAGCACCGGCATTCAGCCGGCGCCGACGAAGGCGTACGAACTCATCACCTCGGTCGAATTCACGATCCCCGAACGCGCCACCCAAGGGCAGCGCAAGGACATGCTGGCGTACGTCAAGAACTTCTTGGCGAACGGCGTCATGACCGCGGCGATCAACGATTTCGAACAAGTTTACGGCTAATTAGCCGCAACTGTCGTACGGTTGGTACCGTACGGTGACTTAGGAAGGAAGCAGATGAACCAGTCTCAGACGATTCATCGCGATGCACTTAAGGCGTATCGCACCACTCGCATCAGCCGTCGTTTTAACGATGATAGCATTTGCTCATTTCTCGAATCTCTTAATTGCCCTAGATCACTGGCAGTTTGGTTACTCTACCATTATGGTGAGCACCAGCAACTGGTCGATCTTGACATTGAACCTGAATGGTTTAATGATCCATGGCAATTTCGAGATAGCTATGCTGCTACTCTCTTTCTCGCGAAATCGGATTTTCTCGATATCTCCGTGAGTAGGAAAGAAGCGGCCATGGCTAAGTTCTGGAAGTTCGAAGAACTTTGCGGAACGACTAATCAGAGGTTTAAAGATCTATCTTTGGATCCGCTATACAACGGATCCAACGTTTGGTTGCTTTCTGCAACCATTCGTAAAATTGATTCGATCTTGACACCTCTGACGTCCGAGGAATTTGCAGATAATGCTGGTTGGGGGCCTGGTGTCTCAACGCTTGTCAAAGGCGCTGAGGTATCAGCCTTCAATAAGTTCCGCGATGAACGCGGGATAACGCGAGATTTGTACTCCCTGGTAAAACCATGGTTTTCCATGGCTTACCCCTCTTGGTCGTCCTACGCTACGGCGAATTGCTCGCTAGATAGCTGGGTCAACCTTCAGGTTGGGAACCAACTGGTCACTGTGCCGAAGAATTCGAAGACTGACCGCGTAATTGCGGTTGAACCCGGGTTGAACACCTGGTTTCAAAAGTCCCTAGGGACTTCCATTCGACGTCGTCTACGGCGCGAGGGAATAGACCTTAACTCTCAGGAGCGGAATCAGCAGCTCGCCTTTGAGGCATCTATTGATGGCTCTCTTGCGACTGTTGATTTCTCTTCTGCGAGTGATTCGGTCTCAGAAGGTCTAGTTCGCTGTCTTATTTCCGACAGCCGCTGGGCAACACTTCTGGACGCTTGTCGTTCCAAGTACGGTGTTATAGACGGAAAAGCTTTCCGGTGGAATAAGTTCTCCGCAATGGGGAACGGATTCACCTTCGAGCTTGAGTCCTTGATCTTTTATGCGGCGGCTTTTGCCGTCTGCGAGTACCTGAGGTTAGATACTCGTAAGATCTCGGTCTTCGGTGATGACGTTGTCATCCCGACCTCCGCCTATCCTCTTTACCAGTCTTATTGTGAATTTCTCGGGTTTAAAATAAATCCTGAGAAAAGCTTCGCAACTTCCCCCTTTCGGGAAAGCTGCGGGGCTCACTATTTCGACGGTATCGACTGTAAGCCAGTCTACTTGAAAAGTAGGATCACCAATGTCGAAAGCATTTATAAACTGGCTAACGCTGTCAGGCATCTTTCTCATCGTCGCTGTTTTAATAGCGGCTGTGATATTAGGTTCCTGGAGTGTTGGACAAGTCTATATGGAAGGGTACCGCCGAATATTCGGTTCGGTATCCCCTCCGGCTTTGGAGACGGCGGCTTCGCCCAGAACCTCGACGAAGCCGTACCTTTGGTACGGCCCCGAAAAGGTTCCAGAGTTGTCGCTTATCCCCGACCAGCGGGACGCGGATTCGAAGGATTCCGCTTCCCAATGATCGGTCACCTCGGGGTTACCCGAGAAGGCGATGGCCCGGCGATGTTAATCACCAGGCTCTGGCGTATTACGTCTGACAGGGTGGAGCTTAATAGCTACACTCTGAGAGGCACCGTGCGCACCCGGATTCTTCCGGATGTTCTCGCATGGCAGTGGTACAATTTTGGTCCCTGGCGCTTAGCGCCAGTTCCGAAGAGCAGTAAGGCTTAAACCCCTTATTCCTTTAAGGATTAAAGACTTTCCCGGCAGCTGCCGGTGGTGAGACTCTGTCTCTTCATGAAACGGAT